ATAGTATCTTCTTGATAGTTTTTATCTGGGTTTACAAATGTGGCAATAATACGATTATATTTATTATTCTTTCTTTCACCTAATAATTTAGCACCACCTACAACATTATCTGCACTAATGGTTTTAACTGCTGTGCCTGTTCCCTCAATAGTTAGTTTGTAAACTCCTTCAGTATAAGTGAAGAAAGCCCTCATAGGGTTTAAGAGTTTCTTAACATTGTCTATGACTTTTTGTGATGTATCTATAACTCCATTGGTTTCAAATAAGTTAATATCTGATCCGCCAGAATAGGGTGTTACTTGTGTTTCACATTCATCAGCCGCATCTTGGAATGATTGAAAGTTTGTTTCAAAAGCATCATCAGGTAAACCTTTTCCGTATCTACTATTTCTTAAATAGTCTAATAAACATAATGCAGAGTTATTAGAATAAGCTGTAGTTGTTGTTCTTGGATCATAAACTTTTTTACCTTTAACTACTGCTTTGATGTTAGGTATTGCACCAAAGATATCTTGATTCCATTTAAACCTAAACGCAAGATAAGCTACACCTCTAAGCCTATGGTTTGTTCCCCAGTTAGTTTGTGATGTTAAAATAGATGATGCGATTTGATCGTCTTTTCCTAAAAATGCTTGTACTTGAATCCAAGATTCTCCATCTCTATAAAAAGTTCCGTCAGAACTATCTACTTCTCTAACTGTTCCATGAGTAAATGCACCATCAAAAGTAACTTCCCTGTCATCTATAAATATCTTTTCAATAGAACTAATTTCACCTTCACATAATATACCAGCAACATATAAATACTGATTATCACTACCTGATGTTTCTACATAAACTCTAGTTACACCTAATTTACGTTCACCATAAACAACAGGGATTTGTGCATTGTTAGATTCTTTGTTTAATAATACACCTTGTGCATTTTCTGAATCAGGCGTGTCAAATTCAGGTACTTCAGGAACAGGTACTAGCCAACTAATAAAACTAGATACGACATTTACGATTGCTTCAACTATACCACCCATTAGCTATGAAACTCCCTTTTGTGTTTTTCACCAAACCTTTTAACTGTACCATCTACTCTTAACCACTTAACACTATCTCCAACTCTAGTTCTTTCTTTAAAATAATTATAAAGTTTTTGTGTTAGTTCTCTTGTGTTTTTAATAGATACAACTTCTATTAACCAAGCATTTCTGCCAGACTTCCATTCTGTTTGTTTGATCTTGCCAGACTCTTTAAATCTTTTTTCTACCAAATCATGTAAGTATGCCCAATTAGCAAATCCTACAACTTTATCATTATCATAAACATACATACACTGTTTTAGTTTCATTGATGGCATTAAGTATAAACGTAAATCATTATCGTCCATACTATCGTATCGTTTAAAGTTTCTAAATAATTCTACAACGTCCTGTATCACGATCTACCCCATCTAAGTTCTGCGATAGCTTGTGAAGCATAATCAAATCCTACATCACCCGCAAAATATATTTGTTGAGAGTTTGTGTTTGTTTTACGACCTTGTACTCTTTCAAAGTCTGACCAATGAGAAGTTGCTGAAATAGTAACTGTTGAATTTGTTATTTCCTCATCAACACTAAAAGACTCAATCTTACCTTTAAATAAAGTTACAGGATCGCCAATTAATGTCTGACTATCATTTAAGAAACCTTTATAAACTTCTACATCTTTATTCATGTAATTATTGTTTAAAAATAAAGATATGATTGTTTGGTCTGCACCAGAAAAAGTTAATTGAATATTAGTTATTTCAACTTCACTAGATTCACTTATTGCTGATGCTTCTAAAAATACAGAAGAAGCAGTGTAATTATTACCATCATAAGTAACGTCTTTGTAATGATCTGTATATCTTGATCCAGTTGATACACCTAAATAAACTAGTGTAATAGGATTTAAGCTATCTGTAGCTAGTTCATTATTAACTGCTGTTGTTAATCCTCTAGCCATTATAAACTCTCTATTACATCTAACTCATATTGATATAGATTTGTTGTCCCGATACTAAATTCTTGAATGTCATTAGTTAATCTTACAGTAAATGATACGTTGTCATAAATAATATCAGTTCCGCTTACTGCTGATCTTAATGGTGGTTCAATAGTTAAAGTTCCTGTAGATATATCTGATTGATCTTCTACGACCATGTAAACTTTATCATGGTTATTAAACTTAATATAATCTCCAGCTTTTAAAGTTCCTGTACCTGATCCACCTAAAGTAATTGAAGTATCTCCAGCACTAGCTGTTCCGGTAGGCGTTCCACTAGCAGTTCCAAGTGCATTAGAAATAGTAGGTGGTATTACAGTAAATGTATTTAATCTTGATCTTTGTTTCATCAGAAATGCTTTGATAGGTGCAAACTCTGCTCTTGTCATTGGTGGATAGACTAAAGATATTCTAAACTTTTGTCCGTCAATTTGTCTTGCTTGAACTCTACCTGATGTTGTTACAGATACAATAGTATTTTGTTCTGATCTTACGTCAGCATTTCTAGCAACTGGTGATGTAGGTAATTGTCCACTCATATTATACTAATGCCGCTTTTCCTTTTTGGTTTAATGCACCATTGATGATATTTACAATCGTTGCTCTGTTGTCAATTAATAATTCTTTAACACCTTTAACATCTGTTGCATTAATTGTGAAATGTACTGATGTTCCTAAGTTTTGTAATCTTTCATTAGATATGATTTCACCATCTTGATTAGGTACAAATAATTCTCTACCACGTTCTCCAACAAGATAAGCATTTGTTTGTGTAGTTCTTCCACCAGCAGCACGTCTTAATACTGATCCACCTTCTGCTCTTTGTCCTCTAACTTGTCCGCCTTCTGCTGCACCAAGTAATGCAAGTAATATTCTAAGACCAGCTTGTTTAGTAAGTTCTTTTGTTTGTTTTTTCATTATGCCAAGTTTTTTTTCTTCTTGATCTGTTGCTTTTTTAATCTCAATTCCAAATAGTTTTTCTAATAATACTAAAAATGCTTTTTCTAATACCATTCTAATAACAGCAGCTAATGCTTCTACTAGTGCTTGTCTTACAAGATTTCTTAATGCTTCACCTAAGTTCTTACCAAGAATAATTGATTCTGCTAATGCTCTTGATACACCTTCAATACCTTTAAACACTCCTTCAATAGCTAATTGGTAAATATTACTCATTTTATTTTCCCATTCTGTCATTTGTTTTCCAACAACAGTGTTTAATGCTTCTTGTATTTTCTCTATTGTAGTTTTTACTTTTTCAGTAGTTTCAGGTAATCCTGTTTCAGGTGGTGCTGGTTCAAATACTGTAGGTTTAGTTGTTGGTGCAGATGATCTTCCTCTATTATCTATTTCGCCAATATTGTTTAAAAATTCATCTACTGCTTCAGATTCTTTTAAGGTTTTATCTAAATCTTTTACTTCTTTTCTTAATCCTTTTGTTGCAAGAGCAATCCCACCAATAATAGTAGCTGCACCCATAGCAAGTACAAATAAAGGATTTCTCATCATTATTGCTGTTAAACCTGTTACTGCTATTCCTAATAATTTTAATGCACTAATTAGATTAGTAATAAATACAATAAATTTAGCAGCTATTATTGCTAATAAAACAGCTAAAAATTTATCAAAGTTTTCTACAACTAATATTGTGGCTTTTCTTAAACTTTGCATAGCACTAGCTATTTTTTCTCCAACTAATATTCCAAACTGTGTTATTTGTCTTTGATTTGTTGTTACAAGTTTTTGTAAATCACCTAATTGTTTTTTAAGTTCATCAAAGAAACCTTTTGCTACTGATGCTTGGAAGATAAAGAAGGCATCTTGTAAGTTTGATATACTACCACTAACAGTTTTAGATAGTTCTTCCATTAACTGTCCGAACTCACCACCTGTTCCAAATGCTTTTCTTAATCTTTTAATTGTTTCTTGAATAGAATATGTAGTTCCAGCTTCAAAACCAGCCATAGCAGATACACCACGTTCTTTAAACAATTCTGCACTAGCTACACCAGCACTTAATGACCTTTGAACTTGTAAAGAAGCTAAAGCAAAATCTCCACCTAAGAGAACTGCTGTGTTACCTGTTATTTTTAATAATTCTTCAAAACTTACACCAGCTTCTGCTGCTTGTTTTCTTACAGTTGCTAATGATGTAATACCTTGTTGAATATTTCTTAATTCAAAAGGAGTAGTAGCGGCAAATTTTGTAACTTGTTCTA